GAAAACTTTGATAGTGAAAATGTTACAGTAATCTACTTTTTCCATGTAGATTGGTGTGGATATTGCCAGAAAGCAAAACCAGAAGTTGATAAATTCGTTGAAGAGTTAGAGAAGAACGATAATAAAGTAAATGGAAAGAAAGTTAAGGTTGTTAAAGTAAATGCTGATGAAAACAAAGAACTCGCAGAAGAATACAACGTCAGAGCTTACCCAACTGTTGTTGTAACAAAACCAGATGGAAGTCACAAAGAATTCGAAGAAGCCTGCACATTCGATAACCTTAGAAACTATCCATTTTAAATTAATTTAAGTACTCCAAGAGTATATAATTATTTATAGCTATTAGAGATACTACTCCTAGAAAAGAGAATCCTACCTTTACACGAGCACTACAATAGGATTTTGAATTATGTTTATTTTCTAAAATAACATTCATCTTTTTTAATTCGTGAGAAATGCTATATAATGCATTTCCATTTACTACTTCATCAGAGATTTCTATATAAGTGGATTCTCTTTCTGGTCTAGAACGTTTAACTTGTCTATTATTCTCACTTTCTTCAAAATTATTTATGTTTTCCATAATAATTGATGTAGGACTATCCAATAATTCTCTTGGTGGTGGAGGTGGTGTTTCTAAAAGAAAATCAGAATTAGATTCAGAATCGGGCGAGAATTCAAGATTCATTATCTGATTTCTCTTTGTCTGTAGTTCCTTCCTCATCAGAGTGTTCATTATCTATTTCACTTTCTTTTTCCTTAAGTCTTTCTATAAAATTATTAGTTAATTCATATACTTCATCGAAAAGACGATTACGGTCATCGATTGATAATTTAAAATTAACCATTGAAATATCACTACTATAAACAACAGTATTATCTTTGTATTTATCTAATAGACAAGTTTCTCTATCTTTAAGAAGTGTAGCTAAAATAGCAAGACTAAAATTTAAAACATTATCGATAACTTCTTTATCATTATCGCTTTTTTTCATATACATTCCTAGAGTTTCTGATATATCAAAATTTTCTATAGGAAAATTGTCTAATACTGCACCATCAACATACATTTCATTATTATAAATTACTGGAGTAAAATAGTAGGGAATACTACAACTCATTTTAATTGCTATATAAATAGGCATATCTGGATATGTATCCTTAGATAAATACTCAATCTTCTTTCTAGTAAGATTTGTTACTGATATCATTAGAAACTTATTAGTCTTTGAATATAATTCACTAAATGTAATATTTGAATTTCCAGTTTTCTTTTCTATTATTAGTTTTATTAGTTTTTCCAATTTATCTCCATCATCAACACCTAGACCATTAAAATAATTAAATAATAAGTCAGGGTCAATATTAGAAATATTTAAATAATTAATTTTTGATAAAAGTTCTCTTATTTCAGATGGTGTATAACCTAATACTAAACCTGTAGCTATAAAACACCCAGCAGATGTTCCAGCAAAATTCTGCACTTCATCTAAATTATAGTTTTCAGAAATAGACTTAATGAAACCGGCATGTCCAATAAGTCTAGTACCACATCCGCTAAATACTAGTGTTCGTAATTTCATAGTAAAATATAATATTTTTTAAATAATAATGGATAATTTTCATAATTTTAATACGCCTATGTTAAATATTGATGACCTACATCAAAAAGATCAGGAAAAAACTACTAGAAAGTTTGAAGTATATCAAAAAATACTAGAGAAATGTCATAATAAAATAGTTGCGACATCAAAACATTCTAATAATATGGGATTTTGTTTCTATAATGTTCCTAAATATATATTTGGTATTCCATTATATGATATTAAAAGTTGTGTAATGTTTTTAGTAACCGCCTTAGTAAAAAATGGATTTGATGTTAAATATACACATCCTAATTTGCTATATATTTCTTGGCAAAATAAAACAAATAAAAATGCATTAATGCTAGAAGCACCAAAGACAGAAAGTAATTATTCTAATAATTATTCTAATAGTAATAATACTAATAATTATTCTAATAGTGATGAAAATAGTCTCTTATTTAACACTAAAAAAGTATCTAGTGTTGATGATAAATTAGAAAAATTGTTAAAAAATATTTAAGCACTCATAATGCTTTGAATACCACCATATTTCATTGAGTTTTTAACAACTAATTTTGAAATACTTTCAAGAACTAATAAGAAGAAAATTCCAAAGATTACAAAGAGGATTAAATCATAAATATTTGCAGTTTCATCTGATTTTTTGTCTGATTTTTCACTTTCACTAGAATCATTTAATTTGTCTAATAAAAGATTTATTTTTGTGTCTAATTCATTTATTTTATCATTCATACCATTCATTTCACATTGGACCTTTTCAGTTGGTTTTTTTATTATTTTGACTTCTTCTACTTCTGTTTCAGAATCATTTTCTTCTCCTGATTCTTCATCGAATTTTTCTTGTTTAATAACTTCTACTTGTGGTTTTGGTTTGCTATTAAAATTTGCAAATCCTTCTATTAAACCATCATTTTCATTATTGTAATTATAATTATAGAAAGGGTCTATATCATAATTGGTCATTAATGCTGCTTTTTTTGCCTTTTCTTCATATTGTCTATTTTTCTTTGATTTTCTGCTATTGTTTTTAGCGGTTTTTGTTGTTTTATTTGATTTAGTTGGTTTTGGTGTAGCATGAAATTGTTGTATGAAAGAATTACCATATACTTCACATAAATCACTTCCGGATAAACTCATATTAATATTAAATTAGAAATAAAAATAGAATTAAAAAGAAATAAATTAAATTTAAAGTGGCATTAATGTATCATTAAAAAAACCACCCATATTTTTAAATACTGACTTTGTTATTTTTATCCATGGAATTAGGGGTAAATACAAAATATAAATGACTGCACCAAATATTTTCATAATAACAGCAAAAAATTGTCTTCTAGCTTCTGCTCTTTCTTCAAGATTTGGTAATTTATCTTTCCAACTTTTTTTATTTTCGTTTTCATTTCCTCCTTCATTTCCTCCAGAGTTTCCAGATTCTTCGTTTGATGAATTTGAATTATTACCACCACTTAATAGATATTTTTCATTAAATTCTAATGTTTTATATAAAAGTGAATTTTTATCAATTGAATATGAATGTTCCATAATACTACTTATAATATTATTAGAAATTTCTAAATTTATACATTAAATATTTTAGAGTTCCATACATTGTAGCCATTATCAAGAAAAATGGAATTGCTGGATAAATACTAGCATATACTATTAGACTGATAATCGCCATAACTTTGGTTTTTATATATGTAACTCCTTTACCGATACTGTCTTTAATTTCTTCTATAAACTGCATAAGACCTTGTTGTTTTTCTTCATCATTTTTCTTTTCTCCATTACTTTCACCACTACCTTCGTTACCTTCACTATTTTTTTTTTCAGCATTATTACCACCTTCACCCTTTTCAGGTTCTTTAGGAGGTTCTGATTTTGCATTTGAACTTTTAGAAGATGCATCACTACCACTACTAGCACTACCACTATTAGAAGAAGCAACAGAACCACCAGATTGACAATTTAATATACCTAATAATTTATCTATTTCACTATTACTATAGAAACAATAATCGAATAACGATAAAGTATTACTTTTATTTTTTCTAAATAATTTATTATTTTTTTTCTCTTTTAAAAATAGTTCAGAAGTATCAAAATAAAAAATAAATTTTATTAGAAATTCTAACATTTCTACAAAGGATACATTCTTTTTTTTGAATATTTTCAACTCCATTTATATTATCAAATATAATTTTCTATTAATTATGTATATGAATACTGACCTTTTGTATTACTCTTTAATTGCAATATTAGTTTTAGTTTTTGCCTTTTTAAAAAAAAGTTCAAAAAAAAATAAAATGCGTATGAAAATGATGACACATGGAATACTAAACAAAATTATATTAATTTTAATGATTTCAGTCCTAATGTATGAAGATTTACTTCTTGGACTCATTGCACTTTTAATATTCTTTGAAATGACTAATATTAAATATGAAAAAGATACCTTAATGGAGTATTTCTCCTGTGGTAAAAAACATTAAAAAATTTTTCTCTCTTTTAAGTATAATGGATTATATTTTATCACTAAATAATTCAAAGTTTGTTGCTGGTATAACCATGCTTGTTGTAAATTTAGGTTCAAAATATTTAGCACAAGAGTTAAGTGACTCTCAAGAAGCTCTTTTTACTAATGTAATTATACGTCGTTTTGTTATTTTTACTGTAGTTTTTATGGCTACAAAAGATTTACTTATTTCACTAGTATTAACTGCTGTTTTTATTGTATTAGTTTCAGGACTTTTTAATGAGAATAGTAAATATTGTATAATTAAAAAGCGAAAAAAGAAAAAGATAAACAAAAAAGAATATCAGGAAGCTAAAAAGATAATTCAGTTGTATGAATTGCAAAAGTTAAATGAATAGATTAATAATTAATCAATTAATCAATAGGATTAGCTAAATTATATTTATTAACAGTATTATATTTTTTATTAGGATCTCTATCAATATCTGGAGGCATTACTTCTCTTTTTTTCTTGAAGTAATCAAAATAATGAATACCTTCTGATAATTTATTGAATGTGAAATAAAAAATCCTTCTTGTAGAATCACTCATATTTTTTCCACTTCTATGAGGAACTAATGCGTTAAAGATAACCATATCACCTGGTTTCACTAAAACAGGTTCCCAATTAAAACTAGCTACTATATCATCATTTATACAACCATTAGTATTTTTTAAAACTCCTTCTTTATCACCATTTCTTACCATTTCTAAGCATCCATTTTCAATTGTGCATTCATCGGCAAAAACAGCTACAGTAGTATAATATTTAGGTGGAAAATCATCATATGCTTCAAAATCTTGATGTGGTTTAAAAGCACCACCGCCTGGTAATTTCCAATTTAATTTATCTTTAAATAATGTCATGGTCCAACCTTCAAGATTACTAAGTGTAGGTCTTATTTTCATATTTACTAAATTCATAATTTTTGGTTCAAAATCATAGAATTTTTCAATACGAGCAAGTGTTCTTACACCATTTACAGTTTCATAATATTTCATATAAGAGTCACGTTTTTCAGGCACATTAAAGAGAAGGTTTGCACTATCTAAAATATTTTTTGTTTCACTTTCTGTGAAGAAATCACGTAAAACAATAAACCCATCTCTTTTATAAATTTCTTTTTCACTTTCCATTAATGGATAATATTAATAAATAAAATATAAATAGATTTTTAAGTTAAATTATTATAAATTTAAGTCAAGTGCTCTCTTGGTTCTATTTGATAAGTTAATGTTTCTAGATGCTTCTGCATCACTATCACTATAGGCACTCTGTAAGTCAATATCTAATTTACTAGCTGATTTGTTATTACCAATCTCATTTAATATTTGGTCAATATTAGGAGGACCACTCATTTCTTTTCTAGGTGGAGGACCTGAAGGAGCGCTAGGTTGTCTTGGCATTCCGCCACCGCCACCACCTCCTGTTCCAAGAACATCTCCCATTAGGTTAGAGAATCCTGGTTCGCTTTGTCCCATAGCATTTACAGTTGCTTTAGTAAATTGATTCATAAGGTCTGGGTTTTGTTTTAAAATATCTCCCATACCTGGAAGTGATGATTTAAACATAGTATTTGTAAGATGGAACATAAATCCACTACCTCCCAACATAAGAAGTAATTTAAGTTCTGGTGCCATCTGTGCCTTTCCTTTATATTTTTCGTGTAATTCTTCAAATACATCATCATAATCATTAACATTTTCATGAACGCTTTCACTCCAACCATCTAATTTAAGGTCTAATGGGTCAAATCTATTATTTAAAAATTCAATAGCTGTAATGACTGCAATAAGCATTTTTCTCTGAAACTTAACACTACTTTCTACTTCACGTCTTTCTTTAATTCTATCATATTCAGCTTTCATTTCTTCATAACTAGATTCCATTGTATATTTTTTGTCAAGTCTAACCCCTTTAGCTTGTAATCTATCTAATAATCTTAGGATTTCTGCCTTTTCTTGCTGAATTTCTTCAGCTGTTTTAGGTTTTGGTAACTGTGGTTCAAAATATGATTCATTAGCACCTCTATTGTAATTGTAATTATCATTTTCAGAATTATCATTTATAGAAAACATATTAAGGTCAGCATTATTAGAATAATTATTAGAATAATTATTACCTTCAGAAGTATCTAAATTAATTGTTGTTGATGATGGTTCATTTATGTCTAAATTAATTGAATTTGATTCTAATGGTGCAGATAAATCTTCACCTAACAGTTTTTCTAAATCTATTTCTTCTGCACCTCCACCAGTTCCGCTATTATTAAAATTACTCATAGGTGTAGGACTACTTGGTGGTGATAATCCTATTGATTTAGTATCTCCTATAGTTGTTACAGTGGGACTAGCAGCACTTGGACTACTTGGTCCTACACTACTCATTGATACTGGTTTAACTGCTGCACTTCCGCTACCCATTTTATTTTTATTCATCAATAATTCAAGTCCAATTGATGTATCTTTCTGAATATTTACTGTTGCTGGTGCGACATTAACTGGTTCAACAGAAACGCCGACGCTATTATGAGGGATGCTTTCTAAATCCAAATTGATTTCTTCCATTAGTAATATTTATAAAAGAAACTTTATTCTTTAAATGGACGAACTATTTTATTTATGTTTTTATTTAAGTAGCTCAATTTAGTATTAAATATAATTAAATATGTATCTAGGTTGGGATATTGGTATAAAAAATTTAGCTTTTTGTTTAATGGATCACGAAAAAGGTAAATTCAAAATAATAGATTGGGGTGTAATTAATCTTTTAGATGAACATTCCAATAAAAAAATGTGTAATTATAGGAAGGAAAAAAATGATCCCAATACTGAATGCGGAAAAGGCGCTACATATCAAGACTCTAGCAGACAAAATTTCTATTGTAAAATCCATGCTAAAAAATTATCAGATTCTGAAAGAGAAAATCTAGAAACTATACCTGATAAGGTTCAATGTAAATATTGTAAAAAAAAAGCAACTAGATACTGTCCTATAGATAATATACACTATTGTCTCTCGCATTTAAAAGAAAACAATAAAACTGTAGAAGAAACTGATGCTGTTAGCCACGGACCAGCAACAAGAACACCATTATATACATTAGGAAAAGTTATCTTTCGTAAATTAGCAGAATATCCTAGTATTTTAACTGCAAAATATATTTGTTTAGAAAATCAACCTGCTCGCAAAAATCCTACAATGAAAAGTGTTCAAATGATGCTATATACTTATTTTATATCAAAGGTAGCTGATGGTAAGATGTCTGTTAAAGATTTGGTAATGATGTCTGCTA